GTTCCTTCTGCAAGATTACACAAGATAAATAGATAAATATCACCGAACATAGTTCTGTGGCAGAATGTTTTTGGAGAAACCCGAAAAACTCCGTTAATAATTTGTGGTACCTGTTTAAGCTGTTGTGACCAGGAGTGAATCAAACCATAGGTATTACTATCTTGGGTCGACTGCAATTAAGATCAGATTCACCAAGCGCCCTAGGATGGAGCCTACACTTTCATCAAAAGTTGCCACACTTTTCATAAACAAGCCACAAATTATTAAATTTGATAATAACGTAGGGTCGGGTGCATGCTACGTTTATAATAATTATGTCATTACTTGCGGTTATTGGCCATACTACTATTGTGTATGATCATAGTAGGTTTCTTCTTGCTCTTAGGACGGTTGCGGGAACTTGATCGTCCGGAAGGTTTCTTGTATTGTTCAGCAGGGTTCTTATTCGCAATGACTTTTGGCATAATTGGTAGTTGTTGTATGTTTCTGTCCAATTTCTTTTCGATTGCTTTAGCAATTTTATTGACTGTGTTTGAGCCAATTTTTCTGCTGTCTCTCTGTTTCTTAGGTTGAATGAATTGATTGGCTCTCTGCATGGCTTGTTCTTGCTTCGGTTTGGATCCGAACAAATCTTTAAGCCAGCCAACAGCAGTTGGGAGAAATTGCAGGACAGTTGCAGCGACAGTGCCAAGGTCATTTGCTGATGCGGGCAGTGAATCAGGTCGCTGTAAATGGATTCCGGCCGCCATTTCAAGAGCATCGGGGTCAGGTAAAGGTAACAATCTTTGTACAAGGGCGGGAAATGACTTCACCCTTGGTTGTGCCTCCCAACCTGTGACCGTTTTTACTGTGATATAAGGCAGACCCCAGGCCTCAGCATTTGATGTTGATAAGCCATCAAACAATGTCCATGACCAATCGGACATATTCCAAGGTATATCACAGAATTTAAATGTTTCAGTAGATGTTTTAACGGGTGTGTCATACAGAGGCACAAAATTCATTATTGGTTTATCAGGATCATACCAACAAATGAATGTGACGACCAAACCAAACTTTGTTGTGGAAGTTGAATCACCATCTTGAGGATGACCATTAGGGGCAGACATGAATAAGTTGACATCATCAGAATCTGCTTGTACAACGAATGCTCCGTCAACAGCCATACGACTGGCTGCTTTCTTAGACAAATTTAGCAATTGGGTAGCATCATTAGGCAAAACATTACTCAACCACTGTGAATAATCATAGGTTGGAGTTGAGTAAGTGCCACCGGGAATTGTACCAAGATTAAACATTTGCACCTCCAGATCGTTAATTGTGGCATTAATGTTTTTCTCAGATTTTCCGAGAACTTGGTAACCATCTTCCTCAATGTTCATATTTTTAAATTTATTAGATAAATCAGTATGAACTCGTTGTAACTGATTAACACTGTGTTTATGACCATTCGATTTTAAACAATCAATCAATTGACCAAGAGTGAATTTGGACATCATAGAGGTATCAAGATTAAAGGTTTCATTTAATTTTCGAGCAGTGTTAATGATTGATGGTTTGAATTTGGCAGTTGTTACTATACCTTGATTATTGTTCTTAGTGGCATTAAGGTAAAAGGTGGTACTCTTATATGCTTGACGACATGATGCAAAATCTTTAGCATATGAGTTATACCAATCATATGCATCATTACGTACCGCACACAAACCTTTGGGTTCAGGAATAGTTGGTGGGGCATTTAACCAAGATTGTTGGGCCCAAGTGTTATTAGCTGTACGATAAAACACATAACTACCAACTTTTCCTCCACTTGGTGTCAAGAACAACATAGCAGGTGCATTGATATCAGAAATAATTGGATCTTTTCCTTGGACATGAGTTTGGAAAGTCACTGGAACATTGGTTTCGGATATAATTTCGAAAATTGCAACGTTCGGGCTAGCTTTACTTGGTGTTCCTTCAAATCTAGCGTCAGCTGGTGGGTGAGTAACTTTCTTAACATAATTAGCACCATAAACAGTTTTGCAACGAATTTCGTCGCCTTGAACTTTCATTACAGTCGTATCAGACATAATTATTAATTTATTGTTAATTTTGTTTAAGTATAATAAGTTTTGTTAAATATTTGATTGTTATGATTTAATTTATATAGTTTTATTTACAATAATTTTATTTTAGTATGTACAAAGGAGTGATTGTGAATCAAAAATTGAAAACATAGTGATCTTTGATAGGCGCCAGATCATCTATGTTATCCAGTTTTGTCATCTCACTCAACCAGACAAAGATTGCAGATATTTCATCTTTGGTGACGGCAACATTGTGCTCTTTATAATATTGTTCTGCGATCGACAGACCATATTGGTAGTGGCGATCGTCAATGACCACATCGAGACAGTCTAACAAAGATTGTTTTTGCTCTTTCCAATCTGCCTTATCAGAATAGACTTTTGATAACACTCTCGATGCCCTTCTTATGACATCAGGAAAGAAGGTACCATTTGGCAAGATAATATTAGCTATGTACTCTGGTATGTTGGCATAATCCTCTTTGATCTTGAATCCTGCCAATTCACGTATTGCTATTTGTCCATCATAATCTTGATTGATTTTCCTTGCCGCAATTATGCTGTCATCACCTTTAAAACTTGCAAATTGCGTTTCTACATACTTATAACATGCTCCCATTGCCATCATATTGAAGGTTGTATTGCCGTTTAATGTGTCAGGTTGACCAGAATGTTGTTTCCATGCTCCCTCCAATATGGCTCGCATCACACCATTACCA